TACGGCGATATGGACGAGTCCCTGCTGGAGAAGCGCGTGGGATCGGAGGATCGTCCTGACGCATTGGTGTCATGGGTCGAATACTGGTTGAACGGGGAGTTGGTTCACCGTTCCGTTCATGGGGCCTTGAAGGGGCGCGAATACAAGTTTGACGCAGGAGCTTTGCATTAATGTCGAATTCAGCAGGTATTTCTGGCGTTGCAAAGCAGTCGGCTCTGAGCGCCATTGTCGATGGAAAGTCGCTCAAGGCGGCGCTGTATCTGGCCTCTGCCACCACGGGCCCTACCAACACCGCGTACACGGCCACGGGTGAGGTATCCGGGACGAACTACACCGCAGGTGGAGTATCGGTCACCAATGCCAATACGGCGGGACTGACCAGCACCACGGCTTACTGGACTCCCTCAGCGAGCATTGTCTACACCACGGTCACGCTTTCCACGGCCTTTGACCTGGTGATGATCTACAGCACGACTGACACCAATCGGAATATTGGCACCTTCTCGCTGGGGTCGCAGACTGTGACGGCTGGAACTTTGACGCTGACGATGCCCGTTAATGATAGTTCGACGGGTTTAGTTCGCTTCGCGTAAGTGATAAAGTGGAGGCTCTATATAGGAGTCTCCCAATGCTCAAGTTCATATCTGATACGACGGGTGGGAAGGCCGAATACCATTGCGAATGCGGTAATGCGATAGAAGCATTTAAGAGCAATGTTGCTCGCGGCCACACTTCATCATGTGGTTGTTTGCGGAAGCGCGTTACATCTGAGAGAAGCACAAAGCACGGTCACTCCGCTGGTGGTATGCGGACTAAAGTATATGTCGCATGGAAGAACATGCGGACTCGTTGCGACAACGAGGAGCGGAGTGACTATGTTAATTACGGTGGACGTGGCATCGGATATGTGAAGCGATGGGGAAAGTTTGAGAATTTCCTAGCTGATATGGGTGAACCGCCGCCGAATACATCGCTAGATCGAATTGACAACGACATAGGCTATTCGAAAGCGAATTGCCGGTGGGCGCTGCACAAGGTGCAGGCAAACAATAAGCGGTCTGTCATTCGGTACACGTATGGCGGAAAGTCTTTAACGCTGACCGAGTGGGCCAAGGAAACTGGAATTGGCCGACTTACGCTCCGCTACAGAATCAAAGTTGGCATGCCCCTATCGATCGCGCTGACTCAGAAAGGAAATTTGAGGTGGCAGAAATAGCTCTCCAGAGGTAGTAATGGCCGGCTTATTCGCCCCGAGTCGGCGCAGACTACGCAGGCCTCGAAATAGGCCATCCAGCAGGAGCTGGATTGGGTCACTCACCAGTAGTGCAGTAACGATAGGGCTCACTGGCCAATCGGTTACGGCAAATGCTGGTTCGTTCGGACTGGATCATGCGCAGGGGCTTTCTGGCTCTGCCGCAACTTGTTCCGCTGGCGCGACGGGGATCAACCACAGTCAGGCATTGACTGGCTCTGCGGTTACCGCAAGCGGTGGAACGCTGACGCCATCGGTCGCCCTTGCTTTATCCGGGCAGGCTGTAACGGCGAGCGCTGGAAGTCTGGTCTATGGCGTATCCATTGGGCTTTCAGGTCAAGCTGTCACCGTATCCGCCGGCACGGTCAGTGTAGGAATTGGTGGGGATCTGAACCTGTCTCTCACGGGACAGGTTGTAACGACCTCTACTGGAACGCTCGGTATTGGAGTCAGCAAAGCCCTTTCGGGCTCTGCAGCTACCGTTTCTGCCGGAACCGTTGGGCAGGACAGATCGAAGGCGCTGACTGGATCGTCGGTCGCGGCATCTTCCGGAACGCTGACGTATTTCGTTGCGCTTGGCCTGAGTGGACAAGCCGTCACGGTATCTGCTGGGACGCTCAGTGTTTCGATTGGTGGGAATCTCACCATTGCATTGACTGGCATATCTCTTGCGGCCAGCACAGGGTCATTCGGATACGGACTGACGAAGCCCGTTTCTGGGCAGCAACTGACCGCTTCGGCCGGAACTCCTGGATTGTCGGTGAATATTGCGCTTGCGGGTTCAGAAGGAGATTGGAGCGTCGGAACTATCACCTCATCTGGCGGTGTAGCGACTGCTCAGTCCGGCTGGCGCGTGGTCTCTGTGTCATATCGAAATCGAACGATTTCGCTTGATCGGCGAAATCGCCTGATCTCCATTCACTGAGGAATGCAATGAGCACTGCGTGCGATGAGGCAGCCGGAGTCTGGCCCGACATCGAGCCGGACGGGAAGGAACTGCACCTCGTCGACTTCACACGCGCGCTGTCACGATTCTGGCAGCCTGGAGCAGACTTCGCGCTCAATGCCGCCGTCCTGCCGACAGTCCCGACAGGCTTTCAGTACAAGGCGCAAGGGTCCGGTCGGAGCGGCCAGCGGGAGCCGATTTGGCCAAAGGCTCTTACAGGAACCGTCACGGAAGGATCGATCACTTGGGTATGCGAGGCGATCAGCACGACGAGTTTGCAGACCACCGTGTCCAGCGTCGCCTGGACCGCCGACAGCCCGATAGCCGTGGGCAGCCAGAGCCTCTCGGGGCAGATCGCCAGCGCGTTGCTGGATGTCACAGGCGCCATCGATGGCGAGGACTATGATGTGCTGGTCTCTGCGACCTGCGCTGACGGCCAAGTGATCAAGAAGCGCTGCGTTCTGCCTGTGAGAACTGCCAAGAGGGTCTGCTGCGCATGATCCGCCTGGATGTGCGCGGCACGATTCAGCCGATTGTGGATCAGCTGAACCGACAAGCGCGGGAGCAAGTGCCGTTTGCCACTGCACTGGCCCTGACCAGAACTGCCCAGTTCGTGCAGAGGAAGATGGGCGAAGAGATCGATCGCGTCTTCGACAGACCCAAGGATTACACCCGCGGCGCGACGTTTGTTCGTCCGGCCACAAAGGCGAACCTCTCGGCCGAGGTGCTGATCAAGGATCAGGCATTCAAGTCAGCGCCTCCCATCAAGTGGCTGGCTGCCGAGATCTATGGTGGGCAGCGCAGGCATAAGGCCTTCGAACTGCTGCTGGTGCGCGCCGGTGTCATGCCCGGCGGTATGTATGCAGTGCCTACTCGGCTGGCTCCGCTGGATGCGAACGGCAACCTTTCAGCGAGCGAGATCAATCGCATGCTGTCCGACCTGCGCTCACGGCGTGATCCGTACCAGAACGCCACAGCCGCATCGAAGGGTCGAAGACTGAGAAGCAGGACAAAGGCCGCCTACTTCTACTTCTCGACCTATCCAGCGAACAGCAGGACGCGTCACCTTGCGCCAGGCATCTATCGCCGCACAGCGGCCACGAAGATGGCGGGCCCCGTGCGGGTGGGCATCAGACCGATCCTGCTGTTCACTCGCCAAGCAAGGTATCGAGTGCGGCTGCGCTTCCATGAGATCGCAGAGCAGGTAGCCCAGTTGCGATTCCCCATCGAATTCGGGCTGGCCATGCGTAGGGCTATAGAGACAGCGCGTTAGCCGAATGGAGCGGGCTCACCACACTTGGCGCAGCGAACAACGGTCTTGTTGCGCCCAATGAGTCCAGTGATAACGCCGAGGGCAATGAGTACTAAGCCTGCGAACACATTGAAGATCAGCAGCAGAAGCCCTGCGGCACCAGCAATGGCACCGATGATTCCGGGCACAGTCACTGTACGTGCCGTGGTGATAGGGACGAACTGATGTTCACAAGCCATGTAGACAGCATGCCACACCGCTGTATGGGCAGTCTCGGCATGATGACTGCTGGTGCAGCGACTGCCAGAGGGCTGACTGTGCAGCGACATGCACCATCTTGGGTCCTTCTCGCATTGCACAACCGCGGGTAATTGAGCCCCCGGTTGTCGTGAGATTTCCGCCCTCTAAGCCTCTCGGCAGCAACTGACTGAATCAACTATGAAATTCTGGAGATCCGCGAAGTTGCGGTGACGTATGGGTGGCGTGGCGGAGTTTGTAAACGGCTGGTCGGTGACTCAACTGGCCAAGGAGACCGGCCGCGCGCGGGAAACCGTGGCGAAGCGGTTGCGAGATGCCGGTGTTGCTCCTGCGGGGAAGCGCGGCGGGTATGACGTGTACCGCCTTTCGGACGCGATGCAGGCTCTGTATGGAAGTACAGAGTCCGAGGCGACCGCAAACCCTCGCGACCTTCCGCCGCTGGAGCGTCGGGCCTTCTACCAGTCCGAGAATGAGCGATTGAAGGTTGAGGTCGCCACTGGGGCATTGGTCCCGGCTCCCGAGGTGGAGGCGGACTATGCAGCCTTTGTGAAGCTGGTGGCGCAGTTCTTCGACACCCTGCCTGATGTGCTGGAGCGGGACTGCGGGTTGACCGGTGAGCAGGTGGAGCGGGTTCAGGAAGCCTGCGACCGGGTGCGTCAACAGATGTTCGAGAAGGTGCTGGAGGACGATGTACGCCAGAGCGCGTGACATTCGCTCTGACACCGCAGGAATGCTTCGGCCGCCTCGCCGGGTCAAGGTGAGCGAAGGGGCGCAGTCCCTGCAGATTGCGAATCCCAGTGGCAGCTTCGGCAAGTGGTCGCCTGCGGTGGCTCCGTACATGGTCAAGCCGCTGGATCTGACGGCCAGTCGTCGATATGAGGCGGTGGTGTTTGTCGGTCCGGCACGGTCGGGTAAGACCGTAGCGCTGGTGGATGGTCGACTGGCCTACACGGTGACGTGTGACCCGGCCGACACGATCATCGTGCAGACGAATCAGGACCAGGCCGAGGATTTCAGCAAGACGCGAATATCGCGCGCGATAAAGGCGAGCCCCGAGCTTGCCGCGCAGCTGAGCCCCAGGGCTCATGACGACAACGTACTGCTGAAATTCTTCCGCAGCGGAATGAGCCTGCGGTTTGGCTGGCCGTCCCTGGCAGTTGCTTCGGGCAAGGACATCCGCGTCGTGCTGATGACGGACGTCGATAACTTCACGGGCGACTTGTCGATTGACGAGGCGTTCGGGTTGTTCCTGAAGCGCACGCAGACTTACATGTCTGCCGGTGTGTTGGTGGCGGAATCATCCCCTGCCAAGGATTACCGGGATGGCAAGTGGCATCCCAAGACACTGCACGAAGCGCCGCCGGCTCCGGGGATCTTGTCCCTGTACAACCGCGGCGACCGGCACCGGTGGTACTGGCCGTGCCCGGAGTGCAAGACGTACTTCGAAGCGGCACCGGGGATTGAGGGATTCAACCTTCCACCCCTTGCTGAGTTGCTGGAACGGGTGAGGGTCGATGACACCCTGGCGCTCGCGAATTCGCATTCTCTGCTGTTCTGCCCGCATTGCCATGTTGGGTTGGAACAGCGGTGGCGGCGGCAGATGAATGCCAAGGCGGATTGGGTCGGTGACGGTCAGACGATCAACCCGGACGGGTCGATCACCGGGGAATTGATCGATTCGCGTACCGCGAGCTTCTGGCTGGGCGGGGTAGCCGCGGCGTACCAGTCATGGAGTTCACTGGTAGAGCGCTACCTGCAGGCCGTGAAGGCGTTTGCCACCACGGGCGACGAGAAGTCTCTGAGGACGACGACGAACGTGGATCAGGCGATGCCATACCTGCCGATGGCCGCACGGTCTGACGGCAACCCGGATCAGATGCAGGCCCGTGCCGAGGCATGGCCTGCAGGTGTAGCGCCGGATGGAGTCAAGGTCCTGACGTCCCAGGTGGACGTGCAGGGCAACCGCTTCGTGGTGTTGGTTCT